CGGCGATCAGCGAGACGCCGGGACTTGTTGGGCAGTATTACGAGCTCGATTATGTTAAGACAATATTGAGTGCACAAACACGCGGCGGCACCGAGTGGAACCTTCTGATTGCCCTTGCGCAGCTACAAGATGCTTATGTATGGATAAGTGGGACGACTCTTCACTTCGGAAACTTCAAACCTGAAGCTGTAGAAAATTTTGACATAGGAAATTTTAGCTCTCTCAAATTCGATAATATTAATGGACAGCCAACGGGGGTGACAGTTCGATCCTGGAACTCAAAAGAGAAGGTGGTGGTAAATTCAACAGCCGGAAATGGTATCATGAGTACGATCGTGAGGCCAAATCTCACCCAATTTCAGGCCGATAAAGTCTCTCAAAGTCATTTAAATTTTATTCAGCAGCATGGAACAATCATGACCGCTACGATGCCAATTGAGACGACCTTAATGCCAGGTATAAACATCAATTTCTCTGGTACGGAAACCTCCTTAGATCAAACATATATTGTGTCGTCGGTTATACGGTCGCTGACAGGTAATGGAAAACTGATACAGAATATTCGCGCATTTGCGGCGACTGTTGATTAGGATATATTTTGTGGATCAATTTTGGAATTTGGTCAAGGAACGTTCAGCTTCCCTAGATGGCCGTAGTGGTGTGGTCCGATTTGGATTGGTTGCCAGTTTCGACCCATCGGCCTACGCGGCGCGGGTCATGATGCAGCCAGAGAATGTCCTAAGCGGATGGTTGCCTGTCATGACAATCTGGATGGGAAATGGATGGGGAATGGCGGCTCCGCTAGTGCCGGGGACACAGGTTGTTGTTGTACCGCAAGAGGGCGATGCGGAGCATGGCATTATCATTGGTGCCACCTGGTCCAATGTGGATCGCCCTTTGGGGGCACCCGCGGGCGAGCTATGGATTCAACATGAAAACGGAAATTTTCTCAAATTAATGAATGATGGTACGATTTCTCTCAGCGCCCCGACAGTGAAAATCTCTGGGAACCTTGTTGTAACCGGTGATATTTCCGACCAGGGCGGAAGTCATGGCACGGTTGCTATGTTCAGATCCGATTATGATCAACATGTTCATAGCATGCCGCAAGGGGGGGTTACGGGCTTAGCTTCGGAGACCTTGTGATGGCCGATTTATCCATGGAATACGGGGCAGATTTGAATATCGGTCCGACGGGAGATCTGTTGCTGACGGATGTGCCGGAACTCACAGAGCAACGTGTTCTACGGCGGCTCCTGACCAATCAAGGCGATTATATTTGGCATCTGACATATGGCGCGGGTCTCGGACAATTTGTCGGTCAGCCTGGCGCATCAGCGGCGATTGCTGCGGTCGCACGCTCGCAGATGAGCTTGGAGGCTTCTGTTGCGTTGACGCCGGCGCCGTCGGTCATCGCGAGCGTCAATGCTGATAGTTCGGTGTCCTTGGCGATAGGTTATACTGATTCGACGACAGGATCCACGGCAGTCGTCACATTCTCGATGTAGGTGGTTATGAATCTCTCTCTCCAGAATTTTCAGACGATGATGCAGACGATGGCGGCATCTGTTCAGGGCGCTGCATCTAGCCTGATTGACTTGACCGTGGGCTCAGTATTGCGGGCTTTGCTCGAGGCAAATGCGTCTATCGCATTATGGCTTCAATGGCTCATTGTTCAGGTGCTCTCAGCAACAAGGCTGGCAACCAGTACGGGGACAGATGTTGATAGTTTTGGCGCGGATTTTGGGTTCTCGAGGCTGCCTGCTGTTGCGGCATCTGGGCAGGTAACGTTCTCGCGTTTTACGCCGTCTGTTGCGGGGCTTGTGCCGGTTGGTGCAAGCGTATCGACATCGGCGAATGGTCAAAGCTTCTCAGTGGTGAGCGATTTGACGAATGCGAGTTACTCCATTTCACAAAATGGCTATGTGGTTACGCCTGGGATCGCAAGTATGAATGTACCAGTGGTTGCCAGTGTGGCAGGTATTTCCGGCAATGTGCAGCCAGGCGCGATTTCTATGCTGACGTCGGCACTACCGGGAATTGATACTGTCACAAACGCTTTAGCGATGGCGGGCGGTATCGATGCAGAGACGGATTCGGCGTTTAGGGCAAGATTTAGTAATTACCTGGGAAGTTTGTCGCGGGCGACCACGGGTGCGATCGGCTCTTCAATCTCCGCAATTCAACAAGGTCTAAGCTACACGATCAGTGAAAATTTGGCCCAGACGGGTACGACGCAGCTGGGCCATTTTGTTGTCACGGTGGATGATGGATCAGGCTCGCCTCCGCCGAATTTGCTTGCAACTGTTCAACAAGCCGTCGAGGCGGTGCGTCCCGTTGGTACGAGTTATGCCGTGCAAGGGCCTGTCGTTCAACCGGCAAATATCGAGGTTACGATCATAACGGCGGCAGGAACCTCACATACCAGCGCGGTGACGGCTGTAGAAAACGCCTTTGAGAGCTATATTGCGGGTCTCGCAATGGGGACAACCCTGTATTATACGCGCCTCGCGCAACTCGCCTACGACGCCTCAAGTTCGGTCATTGGTCTGTCGGGATTGCTTCTAAACGGCGCGACAGGCGATTTGGTGCCGCCATTGTTTGGTGTTGTGCGTTCCGGTACGATGACGGTTTCGTGACGTGGTGGGCGATACGAATGATTTTCTGTCGCGGTTGAAGATGGTGTTGCCGACCGGGTGGTTTGCGGATACCACCCCGGTGCTGGACGCTGTTTTGACCGGGTTTGCTGGTGTATGGAGCCAAATTTTTTCGCTTATTGGTTTTGTGAAGGCACAATCGCGTATTGCGACCGCGGCGGGCATATTTCTAGACATAGCGGCAGTTGATTATTTGGGAGTGGCACTGCCGCGTCGCTCTGCTGAGTCGGATAGCTCCTATAGTTTGCGGATTCGGCGTAATCTCCTCACGCCGAAGGCAACACGCGCAAGTGTTGTACAGGCGATCGTTAATCTGACAGGCCGGCCACCGAATATTTTTGAGCCGCTGAATCCTACAGATACAGGCGGCTATAACTCTTTGATGGGTTATAATTCAGTTGGTGGATATGGTTCGTTTAATCTGCCGTATCAGTTCTTTGTAACCGCGTATCGGCCTAATGATATGCCGATAAACAATACCGGTGCCTATTGTATCGGGCCTGGCGGCTATGGTGCGGCACCGATGTCATTTTCAAGCGTGCAAGAGTTTACCGGGACTGTCACGGATGCCGATATATATGCGGCAATCTCTTCTGTTCTGCCGGTTTCAACGATCGCTTGGACGAATATCTCAAACTAGGGACATATTATGGATCGCAATATTGTTTATCCGGGGAGCATACCTCTGGATACGGATATTCTATATCCTAACCGTAACGCGATGGTGGCCATTGCGGCGCTGACGGCGGCGACCTTGGGATCAACGACGATTGCTGATGGTCTCGCGTGCACGCCAACCTCACCGGCGTCGTTGACGGTGAATGTGGGGCCTGGGAGCATCACTTTGTTGTCTCCGGTTGATGCCACGGCCTATGGCTCGCTGGCCGCAGACTTGACGGACCAGATCGTCAAGATGGGTATTAATTTGCAGAGTACGCCATTTACGCTCACCGCGCCGGCAAGTTCAGGCCAGTCGATCAACTATCTGATCGAAGCGGCGTTTTCGGAGACGGATACGGATCCTCTGGTGTTGCCTTATGTGAATGCGGCAAATCCGAGCCAGCCTTATTCGGGACCGGCGAATAGTGGTACCGCACAGAATACGATGCGCATTGCCCGGGCGCAGCTACAGGTGAAGCCGGGCGCGGCTGCCCCGGCTGGCTCCCAGACAACGCCCGCGGTCGATAGCGGCTGGGTCGGGCTATATGTTGTGACGGTCAATTATGGGCAGTCGGCGATTACATCGGCGAACATTGCGACCGCGGCGGGGGCGCCATTTATTTCTTACAAGCTGCCATCGTTGCGGCCAGGTTTTTCAGCGATGCAGGTGTTTACTTCATCCGGGACGTTTACGGTGCCCAGCAATGTCAGCCTTGTCCGAGTGACCGCGAAAGGCGGTGGCGGGTCCGGCGGTTATCACAGCACGATGCCGAGTGGCGGCGGGGGGGCTGGGGCCACGGCCATTGGTGTCATCAGCGGACTCGTTGCGGGGCAGGTGATTGAAATCGGGGTTGGTGCGGGGGGTACCGTGCTGACCTCGCCGGCGACGGGTAATTCTGGCGGGACGTCCAGTTTTGGCAGCTACATGTCGGCTGCTGGCGGGCTTGGCGGTGGGGGTGGTACTGTGGCGCAATTCGCCATGGCCGGTGGTGCTGGCGGCACCGCCTCGGGCGGGCAAATCAATATGGCGGGTTCACAGGGTGGTGACGGTATTGTTGTCGCTTGCCGGGGCGGCGATGGCGGCGGCCCCGGCAACGGACGTGGTGCCAGCGGGCCGGAGCCTGGGGTGAGTGGTGCCGGTTACGGAGGAGGCGGTGGTGGTGGTGGCTGTTCAACGGGCGGCAGCCCCACAGGCCAGCCCGGCGGCGCTGGCGCGCCAGGGTTCGTGATGATCGAATACTGAGGAGCTGGAGCGATGACGACACCGGCCAGCCATGTTTGGCTCCCCTCCAACGCGCGCTATGCGCAGATTGATGGATTTGTTCCCACGCCGCGCGGGCCGCAAATTCCTCCACCGCGGTCTTTGATATGGCCGGTGAAAGATCCCGGCGATACGCTGGACTATGTGTTTGATATCTCGCCGGCACTCACGGCTAATCCTGGTGACACGATCAGCACGTTGGATGTGGCTATTTCGCCGGATAACCCCGGCGATGTGAGCCTGGTATCTGCGACCGCGGATGGTCCACGGGCGGTGCTCTGGTTGGCGGCCGGGCAGCCCGGTACGAACTACACGGTCACCATTACGATCACGACCACGGGCGGGCGGGTGCTCTCGCGGAGCATCGCGCTGCCGGTGGTCGCCCTGGCAATGGTGCCCGCGCCCGCGAGCGCACTGACGACGCCGGGCGGGCAGCCTCTGACGGACCCGACCGGAACGCCTCTGACAACGATTTGAGGGTATTGCCGCATGCCGACCATCGGACAATTGCCGCCGGCGAGCTCGGTCTCGGATACCGACGAGCTGGCTATTTTTCAGAACGATCAGACGCTATCGGCGACACGCGCGCTGCTTTTGGCCGGCGTGCAGACGGCGATTACGCTGCCGCAAAATACGCTGCTTGGAGGCGTTGGACCGGGGACGACAACGCCCGTGCCGATCACCATTGGGGCCAATCTGGCGATCTCGGGGAGTACGTTGTCGGCGACGGCGGCGCCGTTCGAGATTCCCGCATTGGCCACGGGGTCACCGCCGGGCGCATCTGATATTGTGCCGATTGGCCAAGCTGGTGCCGATGTGGGCGTTTCCTATGCCAATTTTCTGGGCGCCATGGGGGGCGTGCCGGGTTTGCCGGGTGGCGCGCTGACGGCGACGGCGAGTGGCGGCACAGTTGCGAGGACGATCGCGGCACTTGCGGCCAACGCGATTTCGATTGAGGATTTTGGTGCCAAGGGGGATGGCGTTACCGATGATAGTGCGGCGCTACTGGCCGCGATCGCCAGCGGCCAGCCGGTAAGGCTAGCAGCCAAAACCTATGCGATTGCCGGGGAATGCGATATATCGGGCGCGGTGTGCACACTCCTTGGTGTGCCAGGGCTGACAACGATCACGCGTCCTGCGCAATCACGGATCGGCAACTCCAATGTGGCCGCATGGATCAGCGTATCGTCTACGAATTTTGTAGCTGATGGGATTATTTTTGACGCAAACGCATCAATCACGCAGAATACCTGCGCGGTTCTGGTACAAGCGTCTTGTGTTAAATCCATCATAAGCAGGAATGTCTTTAAGAATGCCGGAGGGTCATCAAATGGCTCGGGTCTCACCTATGCGAGCAGTGATCCGGCGATAACGCAGCATAGTATTTTTGCCTGTGTGTTCAGTAACAACGCCCAGCATGGGCTGTACGTACAGGCACTCGATGCGGTAAGCGTCGAAAATTGCAAGGCACATGATAATCTTGGAAACGGCTTTCATATTAATAACGAGGATCCGAATTTTGTATTGAAAATTCGGGAACTTCAGATCGTCGGCAATACATGCTGGAATAATGTCTGTGGCATTTTGGTTGGTAATTTCAACGCAACAAATCTAAACACCAGTTCGATCAGTTATGGCAATAGCAACCCGGACGTATTGGGTGCTGTTGTCGCTGGCAATAATTGCTACAGTAATCAAAACTATGGAATATATATATCTGGACGGAATATCCTGGTAGCTGGTAATCTTTGCGCAAATAATAGTAGTATCGCGGCGAGCGGCGCGGGCATTTTATGCGATACCGGCTATTGCAAGGTAACTGGCAATATGATCTCCGGCGCCTCGGCTTTTGGCATTGATTGCGGCGGCTCAATCTATACCGAGGTTGATAGCAACTATATCAACGGTGCTTTGATCGGTTTGAATATTGGCGGTGGGCATTATTGTACGGCGCGGGGTAATTTTATTCAGGATTGCACAGGTACCAGTATTGCAGCGCAAAATGTTGAAGCCAATGCGGGGGGAGACAATTTTGGGTTGGCCTGCACCGGGCTTTCGATCATTGGGAACTGGATCAATTATAGCGGTAGCGTGATTGGCATCCTGATCCGAGATGCGGCGCAAAATATTTTAATTAAGGACAATATTATCGTCGCCGAGCCTGGCGCCAATCTGACGAATGCGATCTCGGCCTATACCGATACAGTAACGATTAGCGGCAATCTGCTGAACTATACGACGCGCTGGGCGGTTAATCCTGCGACGGTCGGCGGTGTGTATACGCTTGTGGTGCCCGACGTTGCTGATGCGGTGTCCGTCTCGCAAGCGGCAGCGCCGATTGCCAGTATGGTTACATCTCAGGGCAGTCTGGTACAGGGCCAGATTACGTTTGCGAAGATGACCTCTGGCGGCACCGGTTATACCTCGGCGACGATCAGCTTCTTTGGGTCTGGCAGCGGCGCTGCAGCGAACGCGTTAATCTCGGCGGGTGTCATCATCGGCATTCAGATGACTAATTTTGGTTCCGGCTATACGGCTGGCACGCTGGTTATCATCAGCGGCAATGGTAGCGGTGCGGCGGCGACCGCGCAGGTGGGCCTGCCGGTACCGCAAGGCCGGCAACTCACGATCGATTGCTTGGCGGCCACCACATTTGCGACCAGCGGATCGTCACCGGCGCAAAGCAATTGGACTGGCGCGCCGATCAAAATTCCGGCTGGCGCGAGTATCGATTGGATCGGAAATGCCGGAGGTTGGCGCGCGGCGCGGTTCACGCAGAGCGATTATGTGTCGCCAAACGGTGATGGCAGCCTGACAATCCGCACGCAATCGGGCAATTTGTCTCTGCATCCCGCGGGGACGGGCGGGGTTTACATCCTATCTGACACGGAATCGATGGGCGCTGCTGAGCTGATCGGCCGTGGCTCGCCGCTTAATGTGATTTCGGCGCCGGCGGGCTCGACCTTCCGTAACTTAAATGGCGGGGTTGGCGCGACATTTTGGGTTAACCGGGCGGCAGGGTCGGCGAATTGGGTTGCGCTCGGTTAACAGGTTCAATCGTCCACATCGGCATAAAATGATAACGATGTGTATTGAAAGTATATTTGAATGACAACGATTGCTCAATTGCCATCGGCGAGCACTGTCGGTGCATCTGATCTATTGCCGATTTCGCAGGCGGGTTTGCTGTATTCGGCAACCGTCAGCCAGGTTACGGCAGGCTTGCAGCCGCTGATCACCGTGCCGACCGGTGACATCCTTGGCCGCATCAGTACAGGTGCCGGCGGCCCGGAGGCGGTTAGTGTTGGGACGGGACTGGCGCTATCGGCGGGAGCGCTGGCAGCGAATGGCGCGGACCACGCAAGCTTTCCGCTACAGAGCGCGTTCACAATATCCGACGAGCTGGTCATTAACGCTGGCAGCAGCCCGGCCTTGCTGCCGATGGCGAGTCTGCGCGGCTTGTTCTCGGCCGGGAGCGGTGTCGCGATTGACGAGAACGGTGTCATCACCGTCACGGTGTCCTCCCTTGCGGGCCCGGCTGGCTCCGCCGGTCCGCAGGGACCGGCCGGTGCAGCCGGCCCGGCGGGCCCTGCCGGGCCGCCCGGTGCCGGTCTCGCGGGACCGGCGGCGGGGAATTCCGCCAGCGCTGTCGGCGCCTCAGACTATGTGGCGCTGTGGCAAAATGGTGGGATTGCGTGGATTCCCTATGGCCAATTTCTGGGCGGGCAGACCATTGACCAGCTCCCGGCCGCCGGGCCGGTTGCAGATGGTGATGAGCTGTTGGTGGCGCAGGGCGGCAACACGCTGAGTTCCCAGAGTTTTGGGGCAATTTGGAGCTATATCCAGGGCAAGTTGCCAGGTTATCAGAGTGCGGTGGTTGAACTTACCAGCAACACGGTGCTGGATTCGACGGAGCATAATGGCCGGATATTGGTGGCGAGTGCGGCGATCTCTGTCACAGCCAATTTTAATAATATGGGGCCTGGGTTCTCCTGCACCTTGATCAATTTGGCGCCGGGATCGGTGAGTTTCGGCACGGGTATTACATCGGGATCGGGCAGCTCAGTGCTGCCGCCCGGGGCGGCGACCAATTTGGTTGGCCTCAGCTATTCGGGAGGTTCACTGGTTTGGTGGAGCGGGATCATTCCCAATGCGCCGACCATCACGGTTGGATCGATCCAGGCGCCGGCGCCGAACACGGCGTTTACGATTTCCGGTGGTATTTTTAATGATGCGCCGATAGCCCTCGATTACTCGACGAATGGCGGAACGACCTGGATTGCGGCGGCAAGCCCGGTGATCACGGCGAACGCGTATAGCTTTACTGTTGCCGGGTTGGCGCCGGGTAACTACGCAGTGCGCGTGAGGGACCATGCGAATATCGCGGTTGCCGGCGTGTCCAATAGTTTCACCATTTCGGCGCCGTACATCACCATTGCGGCGCTGCCGGAAGTTGCGGCACTGAACGCGCCGCTCGCCTTGGTGGGGACTGTTTCGCCTGGCGGCAATGCGGTGCAGGTCGGGATTTCGGCGAGTGGCACGGCGGCACCGGCGGCTTGGGTGAATGCCGTGGTTAGCAACGGGAGCTGGACGGCGCAATTGATGCCGGCGGCGACTGGCATATTCTATGTTTGGGCGGAACAGACGGCGGCCACGGGCGTTAGCGCGGTGTCATCCGCGATCACGATCGTCGCGGCCGTGATTAGCGTAACGGCGCCAGCGACGGGCACCGCGGGTGCGAGCTTGAGCGTGTACGGGACCGTGTCACCGGCGGCCGATAATGTGAATGTGCAATTGGCCACGCAGAATGGCGCGGTTCCGTCGACCGGCTGGACTGCCGCGAGCAATGTGGGCGGCAGCTTTAGCGCCGCGCTCACCCCAGCAGGGGCGGGCACTTATTACGTTTGGGCGCAAGATCCGGCGACGGGTATCAGCGCTGTTTCCAGTGCCATCACGGTCGCTGCGGGTGCCAGTATTACCTATGGCATCAACAATCCGGGCGGCACCTATGTGCATGGCGTCAGCACCATTCCAATCAATGGTGGGATCACACCACCGCAAAATATTGCGACGCAGGTGGCTCTCTCGACCTCCAATACCGAACCGCCCAGCTCGGGATGGGGCTCGGCCTCGATCATCTACGCCAACGCGCTTTGGGCGATCTATTATGCGACCCCGGCGACGGCCGGGAACTATTATGTCTGGGTCGAGACGGCGGCGGGGGGCAGCGCGACGGTCAGCGATTTCACCATTCCTGTTACCTGATCGATGACGTTGTTGTTCAACATCGAGGGCTCGCCGATGGCAGCCGCCGCGGGCAAACGCATCCTGGCCGGACCGTTGCCGCCTGGCAGCACGCCGCCCGCGGGTACCTTCGCCGGGCCCTATCCGTCCGCGATTAGCGGCCTCTCGGGGTGGTGGGACGCGGGGCTGCCGGGCGGGCTGTTGGATGGTAATTCTGTACCGCTCACGGTGAGTAACAGCGTGGTCAGCGCGGTCAGCGATAAATCCGGAAATGGTATCAATTTGGTGCCATTTCACATCAGCGCGGATACCGCGCCGGCCGCGACCATGGCCACGCCCAGGGTCAATGGGTTTCTTGGCGCGATTGGCGCGCCTGATCCCGCTGTTGCAGCCTATGGCCCGACGCTCGATTCTGACTGGGGACTCTCGCATGGCGGCTTTGAGCTCGGCGCTGGTGCGGCATGGACGCGCTATTTGGTGTGGACGCGGCCGAACTGGCGGCAGGGGACCTACTATGTAAATGACGCGCCGGTTCCGATCATCCACTCGATGGCCGGTGCCGGTGCGACGTTGCTGCAGGCCGATAGCAGCGAAGGCGCGAACCTGACGCTGTTTCCGGGTACCGCCAGCCAGACGGTGCTGTCAGCCAGCCTAGCGCGCCGGCATAGCCATGCCGTCATTCTGCGCAATACCCCGGGTGTCGGCGTGGATGTGTGGCTGGATGGCGTTCAGGTTGCCGCCGCGCTCATCAATCCGCTGCCCGCAAGTGCGAACGGCCAGGTGCTGTTTCTGCATGACGGCTCGATCCAGGGATCGGCGCAGTGCTGGTTCCATGAGGCGGCCAATTGGGAGCGCGCGCTGAGTGCCGCGGAGATTGCCACGCTCATCAGCGCGCAGAGCCGCTGGGTGCTGGGCGGCCGCAAGGGGGTTAATCTGCTGGTCATGGGCCAGTCCAACGCGGCGTGGTTCATTACGGCGGGTGGCCCGTTGGCGTTGGCGCAGGGGGTTGCCTGGTATTTGGGCGCCGCGGCGTATGCCTTTACCGCCGCTGCGTCGGGAACCTATCTAGCCCCCAATCGCTATTCGGTGATTTCCGGGCACCCGATTTCCAACTCCTCGCCACCGCTATTTCCGCCAGGGGCGGGCAATGGCACGTTTTTGACCAATCCGGGAGATGGTTCGGACCCCTCAACCTGGAGTGCCGGTCCTGATTTTGTTGCGTTGAGCGATTATCTCACCGGGTCATCGGCGATCATTTCGTCCGCCGATGAAGCTGATTTCGACTTCCTGATCTGGCCGTGGTCCGAGCAGGACAGCACGATGCCCTACGCCAATAAATCGCTATACAAGGCAAGTGTGCTGCAATTGCTGGCGCTGACGCGCGGCCTGCTCGGCCGGACGGCGGCCAATCTGCCGCTGCTGGCGTGGAATGCGATACCCTATGAAACCAATGATGGCGTGCAGATGGTGCGCGAGTCGATCGCCGATCTGGCGGCCGATGTGGCAAATAACATCATCGTCTTTGCCGCCCAAACAGCGGACTCCAACCCGTTGAGCGCGGCCTACAACCCCGCCACCGGGTTGTTCTCCGGGGGTGATCCGGAACATCGCGACGAGGTGGATCTGCTGCGATACGGCCGTATCGGCGCCTTGGCGGCTGGGCCGGCTGCAATGGCGTTGGGCATGGCGGATAGTATCTCGCCCAGCGCGCTACCGTCCGCTGGGCTGCCATTCAAGGGTGGGCCGCGGATCATGCATGTATATCGCGCATCCGACACCAGCCTGGTCCTTACCATCGCGCATGATTCCGGAAACGATCTGATCTTACCGTTGCAGGCGGTGAATGGCGCGGGCTTTGCGGTGATGGATGGCGGCAGCGTGGCCACCCCGGGGAACATCATCACGGCAACCGCGGCGGCACGGCTAGATGCGACCCATCTCTCCGTCACACTGGCGGCCGGCATCACCAACCCATCTGCCGATGTGCTGCTTTTCTACCCCTATGGTAGTACACAGATCGGTCGCGGAGATGCCGTAACCGACAATGCCGCAAGCCTCAACGCCCCAGCCAATTGGGACATCGCCGCCGATTTAGGTGCGGCGTGGTCGCTGAATTTGCCGCTGCAGGCGACGACCTATCCGATCACTCTTTCAGATATTTCGGATTAGCGCGTTTTACCGAAGTTAGACCCCCACTGAACATATTTTAGCAAGCGATCTCATTACTTTGACGGGCGTTTCATGAGTCCTGTCATCGTAATATTGCTCTAGGGATTCAAGATGGACCCAGACTATGTTGCCGTTCTGCGTTCCGATATTGGAACATTGCGTAATGATATAAATGGCATTCGCCAGGATATCGGTGTTCTAGAAGCTAAAGCGGATTCTCTTGAGGCCTGGCGGATACGGTATCTGCTCCAAGAAGATCAGATCATCAACAAATTATTCTCGAAAATTGATGAACTGGTAGCAAGCGTTAGTGATTTACGAACCGATCTGGCACGCATCCGCGGCGAGCGTGACGCCGAGCGTCGGACCAGCGTGATGATCATAAGCCTGCTCTCGGCTGCCTGCGGCGGCCTGATCGCGAGTCTTTTTCATGGATAATTTTGATCGCTGCTTTGCATTCACATTGGGCGCGGAAGGCGGCTACACCGATAATGCCGCTGACCCTGGAAATTGGACGGGCGGCCAGGTTGGGCGCGGTGAGCTGCGTGGTACCAAGTTTGGGATCAGTGCTGCGGCATATCCGCAACTTGATATCGTGACCCTGACCGAGGACGCCGCCGAGGCGATCTATCGCCGGGACTATTGGACGCCACTGCATGGCGATGAACTGCCCGCCGCGGTTGGGCTGGTGGCTTTTGATTCAGCGGTCAATGCCGGTGTGCGCCGCGCGATCACGTGGTTGCAGCAGGCGAGCGGACAGATGAGCGACGGCGTACTCGGCCCGGCCACACTGGCGGCGGTGAATGATGGCAATCCAGTCGCGGTTGCGCGTGAAACCTTGGTTCGGCGGCTGGATTTTTATGCCCAGCTCCCGAGCTGGCAAAACTTTGGGCTGGGTTGGACTCGGCGTGTGATCGCGCTTGCCGGCGAGGTCGGCGCATGACGAATTATCTCTCCGATCTGCTCACCGATCACCAGGGCCATGTTGATGAACAGGCGCTGCTCTCAATTTTTGGCGCATTAGTATTTTTCGGTCTTGAAATTTTTTCCGTCGTCATCCGGGGGGAGAATTTTGATCCGTTTGGGTTTGGCGCCGGTATGGGAACGCTACTTGGCGCGACCTCGGCCGGCTTTGGCCTGCGTGCGCGTTGGACGCCCGATATGAGTCCGAGCGCCCCAATCAACCCTGTCACAGGCCGTATCATGGGAGGACTTTGATGTTGGCGGCAATACTTAAATGTCTTGGACCGTTTGCACCCTACATTGCCGGCGCGGCGGCGCTCTCTGGGTTGCTGCTATACATCACGGTGCTACGGCACGATTTGGCCACCGAGACCGCGCGCAACACGGCATTGCAGCAAGCGAATCAGGCTGATGTGGCGGCAATCGCCGCCTATCAGAAGGAGGAGGCGACAATGAACGCCGCACTCGACACGCTCGACGTGCAAACCGCAGCGACTGAAGCGGCGACCAGCCATATTGATACCGATATTCTCTCCGCCACGCCGGCGGATAACGCGCCGGTCGCGCCGGTCCTGGCCAGCACACTGGATCGTTTGCGGGCCTTGCAGGCCGGCACGCCATGAGGCGCGTGGTTCTCCTCCTGATGCTCGCCCTGGCTGGATGCGCTGTGCCGGCCTCGCCTGTCACGCGTATCGTGACCGTAACGCCGCAACTGCCGTCTTCGCTGCTAAGCTGCGCCGCCGCGCCGGACGTACCGGAGGCCACCAGCCAGGCGGTGGTTGCGGAATATATTGTGGCACTTTGGCAAGCAGGGCAGGATTGCCGCGCGCATGTGAGCGCGATTAAGGCGGCTTTGAAGCCTTAGCCGCCTCAATCGTGAGCTCGAGCGATTTCCGATCAATCGGAATCGCTCTAGCTCATGCTTTGGCGCGCATGACATCCGACCAGATTGGTTCTGATGAACCAATCTGGTCGGAAAATGCGCTAAAATTACGGAAAGCACTTCTTTTTTGAAAAAAGAAGCAAAAACTTTTGTCCTGGGTCGGAGGCGTTGTAAGATCCCGGCTCCGAAGTACCGGACGTTTTTTGGTTCTAGCGTCCCGGTGATTGCACCGCGGCGCTGCAATGCCGGAATTGGGCCGGGCGGGACGGCAACAGAGAGAACATCTTCTCCACGATCGAAAGTAATCATGCCAGAGGATGGCAGATTGAACCGGTCCAGTTCCAGGAGCCGACATGTACTTGATCGACGAGCCTGAGTCCGACTCCAAATTTTTGGGCGGCTCATTGCAAAATCTCTTTGCGCGTGGCGCAAAGGATTGGGGGGCGGATGCCATAACCCGCGTGGCGGATGCGCGGGCCCTGATCCAAAAATATGCTGTGCTGGCGCGCGCGCAAGCGGCGAGCCGTCCCAAGACTTCTGCGGCGCGTCTGCTCCGGATTTTTACACAAATGCGCGGGCGAACGGGCTCGATGGCGCCACGCGCCCAGCCGGCCAAAAGCACCCCGAAAACCAGCACGCCGGTGCGTGATGAGGAGGCGGCTGCGCAGCCACCAATCTCACGCCCCGGGGTGGCGGTGCCTTTACTGGCGGGTGGCCATACTGGGACACTCGCCGCATTGTTCGCCAGCGCTGGCGGGCACACCAACGCCCTGCAAACCGCGGCGTTCGCGCCGCGGGCCGCCTGGCTCGCCAGGCGGCCCGCCGATCTCGT